AATGGCACAGCCACCCTCATAGCTATACCCCAGATATCCGTTAAACCACTCCTCCAAAAAATTAAGGCCTGCAACTCTCACAGGCGTTTCAACAACCTTCTTGAATCCACTAACAAGAACGTGCCCCTGCTGAGTGATGCTGCTGTCAGCAACGAAAAACACCCCATCGCAGAAGCTACTGTCTCCCTTACCAAATCCCATATTGATCAACGAATGTCCAGCGATTACCAGCGTCACTACGAACGTCTCCTTGTAATCAATGTCGAATATACTAAAATATATTTTTAGCGGGTATCATTCGGTTAACTAATTGGATTGGAGTTCAACCCAGTATATCGTAGCTTCAATGACTTCCAACACACGCAGTCTTAACCCGTTGGCGAACATATTGAGATCATCTTTATACTTTGCATGGGCTAGCGCATGAGCAGGATCCATCCTCTGTTCGTCAGTAGGCTCACCAAGCAGGTTGTCTGTATATGGACTTATTGGCCAGGAGCTATGATTTTCGGCCAGTAGGCGCACTTTGTCTGTGAGCACTAACCAATCCAACGCATGCTCAGGCGAGATCGAAGCCGCCAATGTAAGAGAATGCTGAAGATCCGGGTAGCGTGAATGAGCAGTTTCCATTGCAAATTTCAGCCTGAGAACGTCTGTCTTGGTCACAACCTCGGTCTTACGGGACTTCAGGTTGTCTAAGCTCAGCACCTCTGTACTGATGGAGGTGATAGTCGTCTCATGCCCGTAGATCCTACATCTCTCGTAAGCGTCGATGATGGATGCTGCGAGCAGGTTGAGTGGCTTGAGTGTGTTCTGTTCTTTACGATGTTTAGGCACGAGTTCCACGATCACGTAAAACACATAGGCAGAGAAGAGCCCCACTAGTAGATCACTGGCCACGCTCCCAGTAGCATCGGCACGCAAAAGAGCAGCGACTTGACCACCTTTTAGGAACGGCCAGAGATCCAGCTTGAGGTTGATCAGAACGATCATAACCAGAACCGCTAGCGCTGCAGCCAGCAACCACTTTTCCCTTGTCTCCCGCCACACCCACATACGCTCCAGCCTCCTTGAAATCGCGCAAGCTTACCGGCATGGAGGGGCTTTGACATCAAATCGTCAACATTTTTCCCCGCTGGGTTTGTGGACTATCTGACCGGCGCCATGGTTTCAAATCTCCACAACAAAATTTCCGAGCTCGACGACTTGGAAAAGAACACAATTTTTTCACATCGTTGATAATTTATAACTTCACATATAAATAAAAAATAGCCACGCACGCGGGGCTATTTGCTTTTGGTTTGACATCAAACTCCGTCATGCAGCCACGTACTCAGTGGCCAGGCGGTCGGCGTTATCTTGAATGCTAAAGTCGTTGCGCAAAACTCCACGGCGCTTGAGTTCGGAGAGGAATTCAAACTGACTCAAATCGCCATTTACCCGTGCGGTGGCTAGGGCCTGCAATTCCTCGGTCGATGCGTTGACTCCATATTCGGTATGCACATCAACACTAAAATCCGCATTCGACACACGACTAAAATGGGCAAGCATTTCGAAAACCGTCTGCAGCGCTGAGCCCATTGACGTTGCCATGGCCGCGATTTGATTGTTGTTTTCCCCTGCCTTGAGCGCCCTGCCCGTAGCTGTTTCCACTGCTCCATTGTTCGCGAGCATCTCGATGCCATAAGTCGACATCAAGTTCTCCAAATCGACCAGGCTTTGGCGCCCAGCATTGATCGCACTGCCGCTGTGCTCCACAAATTTCAGGTCGCTGCCGGCGCTGGCTACGATCGCAGCGTCCACGCCAATTTTAATATCAGTGCCCTCCTCGATTCCTGAGGCGAAAAGGATGGGAACACGGGCAACGTGCAGGATATTGCGTTGGTCGCTACCGTCCTGCCAATGCGCGACGTTCATATGCGCTAGGTCAATCATCGGCGACGGACAGAACAAAGAGCCTTGGGTTTCGGCGGGGTTTGCGTGAATTGGAATCACCGGTATTTCCGGCAGCCCGAAATCTCTCCAAGGCTCAATCTGTGCATAGTCAGCACCACCAGTTTCCTCAAACAAAGCCCACAAAACCCGGCCATCTTTCTTCCGGAATGCACGCACGCGGGACACTTCTTTCTCGCCCCACTCGCCATCCTCAATCGTTGCTTTTTCGGAAATTCGAATCTCGATCAGTCGCCCATCTTCATCCAACTTGTACCCAAGGATGTCGTCCGCCGACAGCCAATACGCGTATGGCTTTCCGCCGTCGACAGGTGCATCAACACATATGAATGAAGTGCCATTCCACAGAGCATCTGCGAACACTACTGCCGCCAGCGAGCTCACCGAGACCCCTTTGCCGTCGATATCCTTACTAAACAGATCGGCTATTTCAGAATGCGAGTCGGACGTGACAACTACAGGCCTGGAAAAGGGCTTTGAGCTCAAATTCTTCACGACGCGGCTAATGAAGTTGGTGAGAACTGAGCGCTTCAGGCGTTTCTGGAATGCTTGAGGATTTTCACCAGGTTCCTTCGGCAAATAGTCAGCACCAGCGGCACGCATGGCGTCTGTACCACCACGCAAAGCTCTGATTATTTTCCTGTCGGCCAGGTATTTGCCGCACACGTCGGAGCGGTCTTGGACTTTTACTTGCTGTGCCATTGGTCTTTTCGACTCTTATTGTAATAGCAGTTATTAACTCATTATACCGTTGCGAACTGCGGTGTGAGGGCGTTTCCATGTCAATCGATACGCCAAAGCATCCCACGCGTGGTCGTCCGGGCCCTTGGCCACAGAATCCAACTGATCCTCATCTCTCTGGAGAAATGGCAGGGTTTTCAGCACAAATTTGCAGGACTGAAAAAAGTAAATGTGGGGGTTGCTGCCGTCCTGGATCTTCGTTGCGTGTAGCCTTGAAAACATGAGCTGTGCCGACGTAATTCTGGAGCCTGGGGATTTATCAGATGCCACGAAATCCATGCCCTCAGCTTTTAGTTCTTTGGCCACGGTCGGGCCATTGCCTTGGTCAACCTTTGAGCCATTGTGAATCTGGTTATCTGCCGGCCCAGGCGTGACCTTTGCGTGGTTTTTAAGCACGGATGATTGCAGCTTGAGCTCACGCTGCTTGAGACGCGCTCCGATCTGCTTTGCTGAAAGAAATAACCCAGCATCTGCACGCGTTTGTTTGCCAGTGCGTGGGTCAATTTCAGTCCCGTAGTCCTCACCAACGACAATCAAGCTGCCCTTTGGCGGGCAAAACACGCGACCGCCCGCAACCACGGATTCCCCATTAGTCTCCGCATACCACAGACAGCAAAACGGCGTGCTTTGCCCGAAATCGAACGACCGATCCACCTTCCAATTGCCAGGGATTTCGAAGGGATCGAGGAGAAGATTTTGGCTCCAAACCGGCCCGAACATCGCACCGGTGTCGACAGCTTCCCAATCACCTTCAAGCCATGCTGCACGCTTTGCCGGGTCGGTGAGTTGAGCTAGGTAATTCTTGATGTATCCGTCGTCGATGTAGTGATTCTGGAAAATGGTACCGAACAACGCACACCGCTGGCGGCTACCGTCGACGTTATATGTGATCTCGCCTGGCCTGCGACCTTCGATAAAACGCTCGTACACCCAAGTCCTGCCACAGCCCCATGGGTTAGTGGTGGCTCGTACCTGCAATGGTGGCGGCAGCGGCTGTAATTTGGTGGGTTGGTAGGCGGTACGAAGCGTGGAAAGCATGGCTTCGTAGACATCAGGGGTGGCCCATGTTGCCAGCTCATCCCAACCGATGAAGGAGTATTGATGGCCGTGGAATTTTCCATCGTATTCGCGGACATGCTTGATGTGTCCGAAAATCAAGACTTCGCCACTGGGGAACGTCCAGCGATGTTTGCTCTCGTTCCAAGTCGCCCCAGGGAAAATCTTGGGGATCAGGATCGCAGCGGTTTTGACTAGGTCAGCCAGGTGTTTGAACTCTTTGCGGAGAATGATTCCGCGCCACCAGGGGCCCCACCCTTTGCCCACGTTTTGCAGGAAAGCCATTATCAGCGCGTCTGATTTTCCATTGCCTCGCGAGCCGTGGAAAAGGACTTCCCGCGTCAGATATTGGGGTTGGCCGAGCACCAGAAACATCGTCTGCGAGCCCGGCAGCGGCTGCCAAATAATGTTTTGGACGGCTGCGGACAGAGGTCTGATCTGCTGAAAAGCTCCCATCAGATCGTCCCCTTAAATCCTGAAAAGCCGTTTGCGCACAATCCATCTTTGTGTGCAAAAACAGCTTCGAGGATGGTGAGGTCTGCAGCTTGTTTTGGATTGCTGGCATTCGGATCGGGGTCGTAGGCTTCCTGGCCGTTCCAGTAAACAGCGTGCAGTGTTCTCTTGTTGTTCGAGAGCACTGTGAGAATTGCGGGGCGGTTTCGGACAACTTCTGGGTTTGCGGGGTTGCCGGGGGTGCCTAGGTGGTCGTAAAAAGCCTGGAAGGTGGCGTAGACGGGTGTTAGCCCCAGACTGAGCATGGCGTTGCAGGTATCGGCAGCGGTTGTGCCAGCTTGCGGGGCTTGCGAGCAGAAACAGGCCGCTGCTTGCTCATATGTCAGCTGCAGAGCGTTAGCAAACGAGGCAATGCCGCAGTCAGTTCTGGTTCTTTGAGTGATCATTGCCGGAGAGCTCATTTGTTTTTGTTTTTGCGAGCTGAAATGCGTCGGTTTGTTGCTGCTGGAGCATCTGGGCTAGATCGAGTTCAGGGGCCATTGTCGGGATTAGGGCGATGCCGGTCGTGATTTCGCCTGTGGAGTCGGTTTTGACAGTGATTTCTTTCCGCTCGAAGTCACCGAAATCATCGGGCATCCGGCGTGAGAGAAGCTTTTCAGCGGCTTTGACGTCGCCAGACTTGATAGCTTTTTGGATTGTGTCGATCGCAGGCAGGCAGGAGAGTTTTTTCGCACGCTCAACGGACTCTACGAGCTCTACGTACAACTGATCTTCGGCGGTGATGTTATCCAGATCTGGGTTATCGGCAATGATGTCCCTGCCACGTGCCTGCCACCGATAAAATGCAGCTTCGGAAACCCCGGCTATCGCGCACGCAAACCCAATCGTTGACGTTCTTTCGACGCCCTTAACGATTTCTTTTAAGAGTTTTGGATTCAGAGACGATGCGCGAGACATTAGTCGAGAAACCTCACGCCATATTTTGCAATCATCAGTGCATCTGAGATTCCATCCCTGACCGACCTATCGCCATACTTATTTTTACGCCCATAAATCTGATCAGCGCCGAAAATGTTATGAGCGACCTCGGCTATCTGTTCTTTGCTCAGTCCAGTAAGGCTTTGATGACCACGCCAGGCTTGTGGGCGTTCAAGTCGATATTGGACACCTAAACACTCTAAAACAGCCCTGGCGCAACCATAGGCCTCCCCAAACGAAAACATCGAAACAACGCCCTGCCCTGGCCTAGCACCAACTTTCTCAAGCACGGCAAGTTCAATGTGATAATCGGAAAGCCTAGTAAACAAAGCCCCTGCATCGACCTTGGACTTACCGTCCTCTTTTAAAATCGGCATGACAAAGCAATCAATCAACTCAAAATCTTCGTTGATGATTGCGATGCCGCCCGACTGACCTGGGTCTATGCCCACTACTATTCTTTTTGTCATACACCCATTATATCAGGTGTAGTTAGTGCAGTGTTGCACTTGAGGTTGTGCGCAAAGCGTCTTTAAGGGAGTTCAGGCCTTTTCCGAAGTGAGTAACTAGCCTCTGGTATTCAGTGGTTTTACGAAAGGTTTCTTCTTCACCGACATAGCAGAAGGAGAATTTCTTTTGTTTGATCCACTCTTCCATTGTCTGTCTAGTCCCATTTACGCGGGGTTTGGAGAAAGGAACAGTGATGCCTTTTTCTTGAAGTACAAAAATGAAGTGGACGTGATTTTGCTTTGCAACATGCACGTATTTCATAGCTTCGTTGATATCGCCGAAGACGCCTTTGACTTCATAGATCAGGCGGTCGTTGTTTGGGTCGATGCCGTCTGGAAGGAAGTTGTGCTCGACCACATATTTCATTTTGTATTCTTTGCTTTCGTATTCACAGTCTTTAAGACCACCGAACACGAATGCCTCCACCTCAGCCCAGGAACGGAATGGCTTGGGAACTGGGGGAAGGTCTGGAAGAAAGATTGCATCTTGAATTGCAACTGGCACACGACCATACCTTTGCTCGTTGTACTTGTTCCAGTTGACCTTGTGAAGCGCAAGGAGAGCCGCTTTAGTGATTTGCTTGAGCAACTCAGGGGGTACATTGTCAAAACCCGCCAGAAGAGCTCTGCGAGCTGCATCGACTTCGCCCATATTGATTTTTGGCTGTTCGGAAACTACTGTCATGCTGCACCTACTTTATTATTATTATTGTTGTGTGCTTATGATTTAATTCTATGAAAGGAGCAAAACGTGTAGCAACTACCTTTTTTCAATTAATTTAAATTATTTTTAATCGGGGCGTCCATGCCCCTTTCAGTGTTACTGGCCGACATAACCACGCATTTGGGCAAGCGAGTCAGGGTCGATAATGTAGTAGTACCCATTTTTCTCACCGCCGTCCTTTCTTTGGGTTTTCAGGCCGTGCATTGCCATGATTTCAGAAATCGCGCCCTGCTTAGACCTGTCGGAGATGTTAGGCGAATTCTTGGGCAATCTAAAACCTGCAAGAATTGCCTGATCACGGACTTTGTTAATACGGTCGTATGCTGCCACGGAGTTTCCGGATTTCCAGTTTCCGGCCTGCATCCCTGCATATATTTCTCTTACAATCCATTCGAACTCATTTAAACCACCGATTGACAACCTTGCAAAGTTAGCTAGTTTCACCCTGCCAACCCCTTCCCCCCAGAATTTCGCATCTTTAATTGTCAATTCGGTTTTCTTAAGGATGGTCTGGGCTTGGGCGCGAAGTGCTGAAAAGTATTCTTCTTCGTTAGAAGACCCATTTTTGAGCACACGCGTGGCGTCAAGCTCTCGCAGCGGGTTTGCGCTCAAAAGCTTATAGGCCGAGTCCTTTTTCAGGGACTTGCGGGCGCTTGAGCCGGCCTTGAAGCCTTCGATGCCCTTTTCGTCATCACGCTCCAGTTGCTCGATTTTAAAGCCCTGCCGGTGCATTTCGCGTGGGAGCGTAAACAGGATGTTGTCCCGGATCCATGCGTTGCGTTTGCGATGCGCGTGGAGTTCGATGTCGAAGGGGGTCTTTTGTGATGCCTGAAACTCCACGTCTGCAACCTCTTCCTTGCGGTTTTGGGGGTTGCGGATACCCACGGTGAAGACCTTGGTAGTCCTATTGCGACGGAGCATCTGGACAGCCTCACGCGGGGTGACGGATCCTTCAAATAAGCCGAAATGCTCGTCGAAGTGTCCACTGGTTATGGACAGCGCACTGGTGATCGCAGGGCTGTAAATCACCACTGAGTGCTCGACAGTATTGGGGTTGCTGATGAAAGCAGCCTGGGCGGGCCAGTTGGCGCTCTCAGCTGTAATTACCAATGCCGCGACTCCCAGCTTTTCAGCGGCCTTGCCCAAGGCGCGGGCGTCCTTCGCGATGTCGCATGCGATCAGGACTTTTTTACCCGCACCGATCGAATCGAGCGCCATGGCGCGAACTTGATCGAGCTGACCCAGTTTTATTTTTATGTCGTCGTGGGACTGTTTTTTGCAGGAAACACTAACGATGTCGCTGCCTCGGCTGAGCAGCGACAGACACTGATCGTTGATGTCCGCATCAGCCATGATCGTCACTCCACGACTGCGATTGGTTAGTGCTTTAAAAGTGCTCCAGACGCCTTCACGGTCTTCTACCGATCCTTCGAAAATGTGGTTTATGACTTGGGATGCCTCGTCTACAACGACCAGGTCAACATTTTTCAAGAATTCAGCAAACTTTAGTCCGTTGATTGAGTTAACAACGATCTTCAGGCCGAGCGCCGTTTCCATCTGTCTTGGAGCAACATCCTCATAGTTAATCAATCCTTCGATGTTCAAGTTTTTGATGATCGATCGGCGGTGCGATATGACCAGGACTTTTTTGTTGTCCGACAGATAGCTCTCGATAACTTTTTGAAGAACCTTTGACGTTTTGCCCCATCCGGTGGGGAGTTGCAGGAGTCTGTCGCGAGGTTTGTCAGCCAGGATTTCGGCGCACAAAGCTTCTGGGGATTCGGGCTCGCTTTTTATCCAGTATTTATAGCCGTCAGACCGCGCACTGTAGTCAGCTTCTACCTTACTAATGTTTCGCGCCAGTGCTTCTGCACAAAGCTGGACGTCAAAGCCGGATGCGTTGATTAGCAACTCTACAGCGCGTGGAATATCAACATTGCCAAAGGATTCGCGTGCGAGCTCGAAGGCTGCTTTATCCAAAGCCTTTTCCGACTTTGCCCGAGCCAGGACTCTAAGGAATACAGATGAGCGTTTAAGATCATAAACGTTATCAGCGAGCTTGCCATCGTCGCCGTCGTAAATGCCCGAGGCTGTAGAGTATGCAGCATATATTGCGTTAACAGAGTCAGTGGAAATGTCGATCAGCCGTCTAATTTGTGGGTATTCAGACTTAAAGTACTCAGCCTCTGCTTGCGGAAGGCCAGTGGAGATATTCATAAAACCATCGATCTCGCCTGCATGATTAACAATCACCGCTTTAGCAAATTCGACATCACCACGGATTTTTGATTCGAGATTTACAGTTGCCTTGGTCATTTCGCTTACCATTTTTATTGTTAGTGCTCACCGCACATTTTTATAATGCCGGTTGAGCAAAGGCCTTAGCAATACCATTTTCAATGTTTTTTGCTTGCAGAATATTGATTGTTAGGTATACAGATTGCGCAACGTTGACGGGCATTGCTCAACATTGCCTGAAGTTGTTTGTAGTTACTAAAAGCGTTTTT